GTTTGCCACAACCATATCTCTGAATCTAGACTTTGAAAGTGTGGGTCTGCGTTTCTTTTTCTTGGTAAATTTATCTATGCCTATGTTGAACATATCTACCCACTTTTTTTTGTCTGTGACTTTCCTAGAATATATCAACCAAGATAGTTGCTCTGTACTGGCAGGATTAATGGGTGTGTCACCCATCTTGTCTTCTATAATTTTTTTTATCTGTTGTGCAAGTCTGCCAAACTCTTCTTTGAACTCAACCTCAACATTATTCAGTGCATCTAGGTCAATATGTATGCCATTTATTTCCATATTTGCAAGCACAGGCAGAAACTCGTTCATCATTTTGGCAGATTTAAGTAAGGATTTATTACCTTCTTTTTTAAAGTCTGCCATCTGGGCATCAAACAAAGCTCTGGTAGATATGACATCCTGCCTACCATACTCTTCAATAATACTCACAGGTATATCTTCAAACGATATCTTTCGTTTCATATAGTCATCTACTGCATCTGACTTCTGAGATATACTTCTACGTCTACATATATCCTTTAGTGCTAATGGTTTTCTTAGCCCACGAAGTAATATATACTCGCCTATCATGGTGTCATACAATCTGCCATTGTATTTAAATCCTGACTCCAACAACCAAACTAAATCAAACTTTATATTGTGGCCAACAAGTAGTGTAGTCTTGTCTAGTATATCTTGAACTGCTTTGTGATTAGATTGTATATCAAAGTTCTCATGATTGTGATTAAAAAAATAATACCCATCATTGACTCCAATACTAACCAAACAGTTGTTTGGATTGAATGGCAGTGGATCTACTTTAGCATCTACAATCTGAAAGCTAGTCTCTGCATCTAAAACTGTTATCATACTCTATACCTCGATAGTTGTGGTTCTATATTACAAGTTATCTCTCCATGATATCCTGATATCTTATTTTTACTTATGCACATGACTCTAGTTGTGTCAAGTGAATCAAGCGTACCGTGCTTTCCTATACCTATAATTAAATCTGCCTCTGCAGCTTTACCTGTCTTTGAGTTCTCCATCATATCAAAAGATATTCTAGTCTTACCGTGTGCATCTGCAGATGCTTGTGATATAGCTATCACACAACAATCATGTCGTTTTGCTATCTCTCTAGCCCCAGTGTATACTGCTCTAAGTTTTTCATCTGTTCTTGTAAAGTTACCAGACATATTGACTTTGTCTAACTGGTCAATGATAAGAATATCGGGCTTGTGATGCTTACAAAAAGCATCGACATCATCAATATTCCAATCAACAGTATCCAAAAGTTTAACATTATCTTTTATCTCCTTCCATTTTTCTTTTGCTAAATCCATATTATCAACTATCTCGTCTCTAGTCATGCCAGTGTGTGCATTTATTACTCTCATTTGAGTTCGGATTGCAGGTTCCTCATTAATTAATGCACACACCTTTGCACCCTGAGATGCAAACCCTTTTAGTCCACCAACAAGATTAACCCAGAATGCAGTCTTACCTGACTCTGGTCTTGCAAAAACAATAACTAAATTACCTGGACCGATTCCAGGTACTTGTTCATGTAGGCTTGGTAGATTAAACTCAAACTTAGTTTGAATATCTAAAGACTCTAAAAGCTCTGGTATGTCCTCCGTAACTGACTCATGCTCATCTGTATCTTCATCTGTACTATCTAATAACTTCTTGATTTCATTGAATGATTTGTCCTGACCATTAAATATATCTGTGGCTATGACTGCAACTTTATGTGCAAGATTTCTTTTGTATACTGCTTCAATGATATCTGTGGCAACAGCTTCGTTTGGTTCTTGTTCATCTTTTATTTCCTGCACAAGAGTTTCAAAATTCATTCTTGCAGCTCGTGTCAACGCAGGATTATATTTCTCTGTGTGTAAATCTATGAGATCATCTATTGTAAGATCTTCTTCATAATCTTTGTGTGCTTTCTCTATAGTAGAAAAAAAGTTACCAAGTCCATTTGTAAATGTAGTCTTTGTGACTTTACCTTTATTCTTTTCATAAAAATCTTTTTTAAGTAATAATTTTATTAGTTGTCGTTCCTGCATAACATTTCCTTTATCTCATCTGGTTTAAAATATTTTAGATCATCTTCTAACATGACCACTCGTGTATGTGCAACCATACCTACTTCTCTTGCTATGTCAAATGCTTTTGTTGTTGCATCTCTATCCAGAGCTACGATAGCATTCTTAAATCTTTTTTTAATCACACTTATGTATTCCTGTGGTAGACTTGTTCCCATCAATGATAGTCCTGCAAAGTTATCTGATACTGCACAAGCAGATGCACAATCTTCTACAATGACTGCAGTATCTCCCTCACCACAAATGAACGGATACTTTTTACTACCATATACATACCACTTTGGTAACACATTATAATTTAAAGATCTACCTACACCTCCAATAATTCTTCCTTCGTCATCATGCACCATAAATACCACACGATCTAACGCAGGATCAAACCTTACATCTGCCCTGTTAGTGTTAAAAGCATTAAATGAGTTGTTATTCATTAGGTATCTAAGACATCTATTACTAGAATGTGGCGATATAAAATTTTTTGGTACAATAAAATCTACATCTAGTTTATCTTTGTTTTGATATATAAAATGTTCTATATCGTGCATAGTTTTCTCTGTGTAGTATGCACCCTTGGCATCACAAGATGCAGAGAAGCAATACCATAGTACTTTTGAATCTTCTTTACTGATTGAGAATGTATTGTTACGCATACAAAAAGGGCAGTCCATTCTCATAGACTGCCCCTCATCTAACCCTAAATCTTTTATAACTTCTATCTGATCTGCGTAATTCATATACGGTCTATAGCACAATTGGCTTTAATTGTCAAGTCCTTCCGCAACTGCGATGGCTTTTCCTAACTGTCGTATCAATTGTGGAACTACTGCATTGCCTAACGATTTAAGTCTGTGTGATCTATTGGAAACCCCATGAGCCACTCGACCCACCTGGGGTTCAAGCTCCCACCAGCTTGCATCGCAAGTGTAGGAGTTTTCCTGTTCATCTCGCATTTTCCCTTTCCGCTGTCCTTGTGCATTCTTGTTGTCGGTGTTTGAAACATCTTCACTTGATTCGACAACATCACCTGATTGGCTGTGTCCATGTTTTTGTAATCCGATGCTTGAGGAGTTCTCCACATCTTCACTGCCAGGCTTAGAGGTGTTCCTCCTTGTTTGTATTTCTTCTTCCTGTTTGTCGTGTCTGTTGTTGCTGTTGGCCAAAGCATTTTCACTGTGTCCGATGAAGAACGTTCGATATCTTTGGTGCGGGGCATTGACGCTAGCAGCTGGAAGTACGAAACATTTTGTTTGGAATCCTTCCTCTTCCAAGTCAGAGTGCACTTGTTTGAATACCATGCCGTCTTCGATGTTAATAATTCCTCGCACATTTTCTCCAATAACCCACCTTGGTTTCGCTTCTCTAATGACTCGTAACATTTCTGGCCAGAGATAGCGGTCATCGCTTGTGCCTTTTCTTTTTCCTGCAACTGAGAATCCTTGGCATGGGAACCCTCCAACGACAACGTCAGCTGCTCTGGGATTGTAGGTTTTGATGTCTTCATGTATTGGTACTCCTTTAAAATTTTTTTGTAATACCTTCTGGCAGAACTTATCCATCTCTACAAACTGTATAGTTTCAAAGTGACCAGTTGATTCTAAGCCTAGTGCGAATCCTCCTATGCCTGAAAATAAATCTATTGTTGTAAGTTTAGGTTGGGAGCAGGAACGACTAACCTGCTCCCTGACACGAACACTACCACTATAGCTAGCTTTGGGTTTTACCATTTATCGTGCCAATCTCTTTCAACCATTCCTCATCTATCCCATCACAAAAGCTGGAGTGGTCTCCAGTATATTCATAGATTTTACCATCGCTATTTCCACTTTCATTTACTTTTGTGAATGTTAGACTGTGAACCGTTAAATATTTGTAGTCGCTATCTCTATCTTTCATTTATGTATATAACAAAGCTATCAGCTTGGTCTCCACTAATAGAGTGGCTCCAGTTACCTAGACCTCTCCACCTACGGACTACTCTTTGACCGTCTGTGTGCAAATACTTTCTACAATTTTGAAAAAATTTTTCTCCTTCTTCATCATTAGGGACACCTGCAAAAACATAGCGTCCTCCTAATACTCGTTCTTGTGGTTCTCTACTCATTCTGCTATGTTCTCCGCTGGTGTAAGTTTTAGTTGGTTCTTATTATACTGCAACTCTACAGTATACAGTTGTCCATTGA